AATGCATTGCCAGAAGGCATCAAGATGAACCATTACCTATCAAGCACTAAGGCATTCTTTATTCGTGCCAACGTGCCAATGGGTTCTGGTATGATTCATCAAGAGCGTCAGGCAATCACTTTCGACCAAGACAATGACTTTGACACCATGAATGCCAAAGCCAAGTCTTATGAGCGTTATGCGTTCGGTTGGGGTGACCCACGTGCATTGTGGGGCACACCTGGAGTTTAATTAACTCGCACGTGAGCGATTCCCCCTAGTTTCCCAAAAGGTTCCTAGGGGGTTTTTTCTCTAATTTAAAGGAAAAAAATTATGCCTAACAAAAAATTACGTGAAGGTCAGTCGATTGGAATGGGTCTGAAAGCCCCAGTTCAAAAGCCTACTAAAGATAAAGTTAAGAATCCTACTCAATCAACAAAGGCTAAGAAACCTAAAGGCGGTTACTAATCATGGCAACCAATTTAGTCGTTCAAACGCTAAATGATGGCTTTAGAAACACTACTTTAAAGATTGATGGTTATGTCAATGCGGCTGATTTGAGTAATCAAACAGTTCTTGATTTAGCTACTCTTGGACAAGTAGATGGTTTTGGTAATAAAGCCTCTACAATGCGTGTAACTCGTATTAACTTTGATATTGAAGATGCTTTACAAGTCAACTTAGATTTTGATGGTGGTACTCCAAACAACCTTTGGAGATGCACTGGTCGTGGCGAAATCAAGGGTAAAGGCTTTGGTGGTTTCCCTAACAACGCAGTAACCCCTAACGGTAAGATTACATTGACTACCGAAGGTGGTGCCTTAGCAACAACCAATTTAGCATTTACTATTGTTATTGAAGTAGTAAAGGCAAACTAATTATGCAACACGCAATCAGCAACGCAAAGGAAATCCAATTTATAGCAACTGTAATCCGTGCAGACGGTACAGTAGAAGAATTAGGTGTTGTTGATTACTGGCATAAAAACCCTATTAAACGCTTTATTTGGAAGATTAAACGCTTCCTAGAAAGGAAATAACATGGCAACTTTATTAGTTAATACTGGTAAAGCGATTGTTACCAACTACCTAAACGGTGGTGGAGCTACCCAACCTAAGTATGTAGCTTGGGGTACAGGTGCAGGTACAACCGCAGCAACAGATACAACTTTATTTACTGAAACTGGTACTCGTGTTTCAGGAACGACTACGCAACAAACTACTTCTACAACAAACGATACATTTCAGGTTGTTGGTACTTTGACTGCAGGTGGTTCTTTAACTATTACCAATGCTGGTACATTTGACGCTTCATCTTCTGGTAACTTGTTTGTAAAGGGTGACTTTACAGGCGTTCCGTTAAACAGTGGTGATTCGATTCAATTTACCGTAAAAGTGCAGTTCTCATAAGGAATGGCATTAAATGGTAGCCCCATCAATAAGGTGGTGCTAAACGGGCCTGACTCGAATCAATTTACCCAGGCTCTTACCTACTTGTCTACAAGTGCTTCTACCATCCTTAAACAAGTTGGTAGAAGTTTCTCTGTAGTCTCTACGTCTACAGCATCAATAGCTCGTCAAGTAGCTCGTTTATTGAGCCTGACCTATAACTCTGTAACAACTAGCACTATAGTCAAGTCTTTAATCCGCACATTAAACGTTTTAAGCACCTCTACAGCTTCAATACTTAAAACTATAGCCAAGACCATATCCTATGCCTCTACAAGCTCTGTAACGCTCATTAAATCCGTTTTAAAGGCATTGATATACGCAAGTACTAGCGTGGCTACAATCGCCCGTTATGTGGCTCGTTACTTGACCCTGTCATATCTGTCTACTAGCACATCTACTATCTTAAAGAGCATTACAAAGACGCTTACTGCCGTGAGTACCTCTGTAAGCACTCTTGTTAAGTTACCAATTAAACTTTTGTCTGCAACAAGCACTTCTGTTGCATCAATACAACGTGCAATCAGTAAAACCATAGGAACTGTGGTTGAAAACGTTATTGTTGTTCTTACAGAGTCTGCATTTCACTTAATTTCGTTCACTATCAACGTGTCAAATACCGTAACCATACGTAAAGCCATATCTTCTACTATTACAGCAATCTCTAGTTCTGTGGGATTAATTGTAAAGTCTATACCTAAGACTTTGACCACATTGTCTAGTTCTGTATCTTCGATTGTAAAGTTATTAGGGAAAACCCTAACATCTGTGTCAACTTCAATAGCCACCATGTCGTTGCGTAATACTTTAGCAAAAGTATTGTTTGTGGTATCTAGCTCAACATCTACTATTGAAAAACTGCGAAAAAAATTATTGGCAGTTGTCTCTACCACAATTTCTACGCTAAATAAACAAATGTATAAGGTATTTAGCATTATTTCAGCTACAATATCATCATTAATACCTGCTGTATTCCCTCGTTTGGGGGCGGTGATAAGATACACCTTTACAGTAGATTTTAGAGACAGATTAATAGGGCTTTATAAAGAACGATTGGCAGAGGTAGATTTCCGTGACCGTATCCAAAAACTCTATAAACTCCGCACTGCTTTGGTAAACAAGATTAACAATAAGGTCTCAAAATGAGCCAATTTTCATATAAATTAACTACCGAGAGCGAATTGTTCTCGTTTGATTTTAACCCTGTATTAGGCACTGGAGAGACAATAAGCACTGCATCTTGCACTGCAATAACTCTTCAAGGTACAGACCCTACCCCATCGGCAATTCTTTCAGGAATCCCCGTGGTAAGCCTGGGTAAAGCAACTCAACGGGTAACCGGTGGTACGGCAGATAATACCTACCGACTTATTATGACAGTCACTACAAGTGCCTCAAATATATATACAGCAACAGGAGATATTCCTGTTTATAGCCCTTCTGAGCAGATTTAAACATGGGACACGCTGATTACCTAAGACTTGGTGGCGACTACAACGCTATATGTGACCGTTGTGGCTCCAAGTTTAAGTTTTCACAATTAAAACTAGAGTGGGATGGATTATACGTTTGTACTGCTAATGGCTGTTGGGAACCTCGTCAGCCACAAGATTATGTCAAGGGTGTACGGGACGATATGTCAGTTCCTGTGTCTCGCCCCGACCAACCACCGGTATACATAGCAGATTTAATAGTTACCAAAAAGCCTGTAATTACATTGAGTTTTATTAAATTTGTTAGTAGAATGTTATCAGCTAGTGTATCATCGGTGGTAAGTATAATTACCACAATTTATCCATTTACCCCAGCAACAAAGGTGGTAGACGGGGCAGCACTAAATACTACGACTTTAGGATAATTAAATGGCAATTTTGTTTACAAATAATGCTACGACAACATTAGCGTCAAGCATATTAAGCGGTGCGACATCACTGACAGTCGCTTCAGGAACTGGGGCATTATTCCCCAATCCTACATCACCAGATTACTTCCTTGTAACTCTTCAAGGCGTATCTGGAACTCCTATTGAAATTGTTAAAGTCACTGCCCGTTCAACCGATACATTTACTATTGTTCGTGCTCAAGAAGGCACAACTGCTTCAGCATTTTCAGGTGGCGATAAAGTCGAGCTTCGTGTAACTGCTGGTCAAATGACAGGTGCATCTAAATCAGGACTAGCAAGCGGTGTTATTACAGAAAACTCAACAACTGTAACGTCCAACTATACACAATCAACTGGCAATAACGCATTAAGCGTAGGCCCTGTTTCCGTAGCAAGCGGAGTAACTTACACAGTCCCAAGTGGACAGAGATGGGTGGTTCTATGAGTTCAGTCGTAATTTCAGGCGATACAAGCGGTGCAATAACGCTATCTGCCCCAGCCGTATCAGGAACTAATACTGCAACATTACCTGCCGCTACTGGCACAGTAATGGTTAGCGGCAATATGCCAGCGTTTAGTGCTTATCAAAGTGCTTCTTCTCAATCTGTTTCTAGTGGAACTTGGACAAAAATTACTTTTGATGTAGAAGAATTTGATACTAATAGTAATTTTGCTTCTAATCGCTTTACTCCAACTGTTGCTGGATATTATCAATTAAATAGTTCTCTTGCAGTAGTATCATCTTTTACAAGTATTATTCCAGCAATTTATAAAAATGGTTCTCAATATAAAGTAGGCAATAGAGGTAATTCAACAACACAATTAAATGCAAATGTAAGTTCTTTGGTGTATTTAAATGGTTCTACTGATTATGTTGAAATTTATGTATATCTTGGAACTGGACAAGGCATGAATAATGGTAGCGACCAAACTTATTTTAACGGCTCAATGGTAAGGGGTGCGTAATGTTATACGACAAAATAAAACAACTTTACCCAAGTCTTACAGAACAAGATTTTCTGACAGTAATTAAATTGCAAAATGATGGTAATGGCGATTACATTGCTAAATGGGAACACCCTACACTAGCTAAACCAACAGATGAGGAATTAGCATAATGCAGGGTCGTGTCTATTTAGTTACCAACACGCTTAACGGCAAGCAGTATGTTGGTCAGACAATTACGAAACATTCTCGTAAAGGTCATGGACACGCTTTGGCTGATGCTTACAAAAAGTATGGACACAAGTCCTTTACTTATGAAACAGTCTGCGGTGGTGTTGATAAGCCCCTTACATTGGACTTTATGGAACAGTTTTGGATTAATGTAATGGGTAGCCTAGCACCCAACGGATATAACCTTGAAAATGGTGGCAGACGCTACAAGACAGTAAGCCACAAGCCACAATTAGGTATTCCGCATACAGAAGAAACCAAAGCTAAAATGAGTGAAGGTCAAAAACGCTATTTAGCTGGTATTGATGTTCATTTTAATACTGGTCGCAAAGTATCAGAAGAAACAAGGGCAAAAATGAGAGCAGCTAAACTCGGAACAAAACGCAAGGAGCAACAATAATGGCCTATGGCATCGTGAACGCTGACCAGATTGGCACTAGTGTCGCTGGTAGTAACTTGGGGGCAGGAAATGCCTCATTGATGAAGAACAGAATTATAAATGGCAGTATGGTTATTGACCAAAGAAACGCTGGTGCTAGTGTTACAGTAAATAGTGGTTCACAAACATATGCAGTAGATAGATTTTACGGAACTGGTCAAACTTCTGATGGTGTATATACACTTCAACAATCTTCTACTGCTCCTGCTGGATTTGTAAATTCTGTTGTTGCGACAGTTACAACTGCTGATTCTTCTATTGGTGCAACTCAAAACTATCTTTTTAGACAGCGTATTGAAGGTTATAACATTGCTGACCTTAATTGGGGTTCAGCTAATGCCAAGACTGTTACTTTGTCTTTTTGGGTGCGTTCTAGCTTGACTGGCACTTTTGGTGGCACTTTGCACAATGGCAATGGTGATAGATTCTACCCATATAGTTATACAATTAACTCCGCAAACACTTGGGAACAAAAAACTGTAACAATTGCTGGCGATACAACTGGCACTTGGGCAACAGATAATAATATTGGTTTAAATGTAATTTGGTCATTAGGAACAGGCTCTACATTACAAGGTTCTTCAAGTGCTTGGACTGCTACTACCTATACTGGATGGACAGGTCAAACTAAACTTATTGGAACAAACGGAGCAACTTTATACATTACTGGTGTTCAACTAGAAGTAGGAAGTAGTGCTACTGGATATGAGTATCGTCAGTATGGTCAAGAGTTAGCATTGTGTCAGCGTTACTATATTGTTT